ATTAACACGATTAAACGATGGTAATGGTTTTCCTAAAAATTTATAAACAGATTCTTCATTATAATCATAATAACCATTAGGTAATTTATTACCAAAAATTTTACCAGTTTTAATATATGATGTAAGAATTGGTCTAGTTATACCTAATATTTTTAATACTTCTTCAGATTTCATATTATTAAATAATATATCTTTTATTTTTAAATATAATTTTAATAGTTTTTAATACTTTTTCAACCCTGCTTATTTATGGTCTGATATTCCTGATGAAATCTTAATTAAAGCTGGGATTTATCATTCTAATAATCATCATAGATTAATTAGGAAATCTAATAAAATTAATGGAATAGTAGATTCTGGGGTTGATATTTTACAAGTAAATGAAAATTCTTTTACACTTGTTCAATGTAAAAATGGTTATAATAAAGGTATAAAAATGCATGATTTAACTGGATTCTATATGTGGTTATTTAATTATCCTAAATTTTATGGTTCATTATATTATACATCTCGTCTATCACATCATATTACGGAAAATATTAATCCTGAAAATAATAGATTAGAATATATTAAATTACCTTTTGATAATTCATCTATTTCTGAACAAATAGAATTAATACAAAATAATTTAAATGAAAAAAAAGATATTCAAGATACTTTAATAACAATTAAAGAAAAATTAAATGAAAGGGTATCTGAACCAAAAATACAACCATATGATTATCAATTAGATGCATCTGAAAAATTAATTAAATATTTTGAAGAAAATAATAAAGGAATACTAAGTCTTCCATGTGGATGTGGTAAAACTTTTACATCTTATTTAATTGCTAAAAATTATAATTATATAATATTAATCTCTCCATTAAAACAATTTGCAAAACAAAATCTAAATAAATATATTGAATATGGATTTAATAAAAATGATACATTATTAGTAGATTCGGATGGAACAAGAGATATAAATTTAATTAATGAATTTATTCTAAAAGATAAATGGTTAATATCTTGTACATATAAATCTGTGGATATGTTAGAATTTGTATATGAAAGAGATGATATATTAATAATTATAGATGAATTTCACAATTTATCTAAAAATAATGTATATAATAAATTAGATCCATTTTATAGAATATTAGATACGAATAATAAAATATTATCATTATCTGCAACACCAAGAATATATGAATTAGAAAATGAATTTTTAAAAGATGAAAGTGAAAGTTTAGATAGTGACAATGATAATGAATTCTCAGAAGATGATGATTATTATAGTGATTCAGAATATAGTTTTAATAATTATATAGATTTAGGTGAAATTATATATTCTATGAATTTTACAACTGCAATTAAACAAAAATTTATTACAGATTATAGAATATATTTACCATCTATTCATGAAACTAATGATGAATTAATACAAGATATTAATAATGAAATTAATTTAGATATTATTGATAATGAAACAAGAGCTAAATGTATATTTTTATATAAATGTCTAGTGGAAAAAGGAGCAAAGAAATGTATAATATATTGTCAAGATACAAATAAATTACAATCAATGATTAATATGATATTAGAATTAAATAGTTATTATTATTTAGATTTTGATATAAAATCAATAACATCATCAACAAGTTATAAGAAAAGAGAAAAGATATTAAATGATTTTGAGAATAATTCAAAGATACAATTACTATTTTCAATAAGAATATTGGATGAATGTATAGATATACCTACATGTGATTCAATATATATAACTTATGAAACATCATGTAAAATTAGAACGATTTAAAGAATATGTAGAGCTATAAGAATAGATAAGAATAATAAATTTAAGATGGCAAAGATATTTTTATGGTGTGATGAATATAGTAAGATATTAGATACTTTAAGTGGAATAAAAGAATATGATATAATGTTTAAAAACAAGATATCAATTTTAGAGAATAATTTTGATAATAAAAAAAAAGTAGAAGGTGAAAAAGTAAAACAAGATGAGAAATTATTAGAGGATTATATGATTGGGATAAAAGAATTTAAATATAATGAAGAATTATGGTTAAATAGATTAGAAGAGGTAAAATTATATATAGATAATAATGGTAAAAGACCATCAAAACATGATAAAAATAAACAAGTTAAACAATTAAGTTATTGGTTATCTGATAGATTAAAAAATAAATATAATATTACCTATAATATAAAATTTAATAATTTATGGATTGAATTTATTAATGATGAAAAATATAAAGAATGTTTAATATCAATAAAAGAAAAATGGTTTAATAATTTTAAAGATGTTAAAAAATATTTTATTGAAAATAATAAAAAACCATATCAACATGATAAAAATAAAAATATTAAAAAAATGGGTAAATGGGTAATGGTAAATAAAATTAATTATATAAATAATAATGGAATGATGAAATATAATGATATTAAAAAATTATGGAAAGAATTTATTAATGAATTTCATATTGATTTTTTATCAAATGAAGAAAAATGGTTTTCTAATTTAAAAAAAGTTGAAGAATATATTATTCAAAATAATAAAAGACCATCTGGTTCAGATAAAAATAAAGATATTAAATTTTTAGCCAAATGGATAGGTCATCAGCAGATAAATTATACAGATAATGAACAGATTATGAAAGATAAAAATATTAGAGAAACATGGGAAAAATTTATTTATAAATATAAAATTCTTTTTGAATCTAATGAAAATATATGGTATGATAATTTACAGAAAGTAATTGATTATATTGATAAAAATAATAAGAGACCATCAAGCACTGATAATGATAATAATATCAAATGTTTAGGTGCATGGGTATGTTCTCAATTTACTAATTATCAAAATAATGATAGAATAATGAAAAATGAAACTATAAAAAAATCATGGGAAGAATTTATAAATAAATATACTATATATTTTCTATCAAATGAAGAAGAATTTAATAATAATTTAAAACAAGTTAAAGAATATATTATTCAAAATAATAAAAGACCATCAAGTAAAGATACAAAAACTGATATTAAAAAATTAGGTGCTTTTATACAAAATCAACAAATTAAATATAAAAATAAACAAGGTATTATGAAAAATGAAGAAATATATAATTTATGGACTAAATTTATTAATGATCCATTATATAGAAACTATTTTTAATCTCTAAAAATAGCAATATAATGATTATAACCACCAACACTTTTATTAGATTTCCATTTAATTTTTAAATTAGTTTTTTCATTAAATTCACCACAATCATTAATTAAATCTTTTAACATATTAATATCTGCTTTATATACTTTGTATTTTTGTAAAATAAAAAATATAAATATTTTTATTGCACATAAATAGGATTTTAAATATTGATATTTTTTAGCATAAAATTTCACACATCTATCAATTTCATCTATATTGTCAATTTCATAAACATATAGAGGTATAATTTATAAAAATAACAATATCATGATTATTATAACGTTTTGATTTATTAGATTAATAAAAATAAATTGAAGATTTAATAAATTATAGATATTAAATAATATTTAAAAATTGAATATATATATTTTTATAATTATTATAATTAGTTAATAAAATGACATATGCACAAAAAGTTGGATTTGCTTATGAATATTTTGTCTTAGAACAAATTAAAAATGATTATGATAAAGTTTGGCATTGGCGAGATTTCCCTGAAAAATTAATGTACGAAAATAATTTAATTAAAGATTATGATACTTTCTGTAAATATAGATATGATATTGGGGCTGATTTAGTTGGGTTTAAAGATAATAAATATTATTTCATTCAGTGTAAAAATTTTAATGATACTATTTTAATGGAAAATTTAGCAGGATTTTATTTTTTACTATATGAATATAATTTAACAGGTGTTTTATATTATAATGGTAAATTAAGTCAAAGAGTTTTAGATTTAACAACTAATAAAATTCAATTTATTAATTTACCATTTAATAATATTACTATAGAGTCAAAAATAGTTGAAAATCCATTAATTATTCGTGATTATCAACAAGATGCATATGAACAATTATTAAATAAAAAGTCTAGTATTTTAAGCTTACCATGTGGGATGGGTAAAACATTTACTACTTCTTTAATGGCTAAACATTATGATAATATTATTATATTATCTCCATTAAGATTTTTGGCATATCAAACATTAAAAAATTTTAAAAATTATTTAGGTTGTGAATATTCACCTATATTGATTTCTGTAGATGGAAAAAGAAATATTGATGATATTAATAGTTATATGAAATATAAAAATATAATTAGTTCTACTTATGATTCTATAGATATAGTTATTCAATTAATTAATAAATTACAAAATGTATATATTATTATAGATGAGTTTCATAATTTATCAGATAATAATATAAATGATACAAAAAATGATATGTATAAATTAATAAATTATAATTGTGATAAGATATTTGTTTCTGCAACACCATTAAAAGGTTTTTGTAATATTACAGATATATACAATTATAGTTGGAAAGATGCTATTCAAAATAAATACATTTGTGATTTTAGTATTTATATACCAGATAAAAATGAAACTTATCAGAGTTTTATAGAATTAATAAATAAATTATCTAATATTATAAATGGAAAAATAATTAAAAAAGCATATTTTTTATTAAAAAGTATGTTATTTAATGGAGATAAAAAATGTATATGTTATATGACCAAAATAATAAATGCTCTAGAAATGTGTAATATATTAAATTGGTTAAGTAAATTTATAGGTGTAGAAATAGAATATTGGCAAATAGATTGCAATACAAAAAAAACAATAAGAGAAAAAATAATAAATAATTTTAAAGAAACAACAAAAATAGCAATATTAATAAATGTTCATATATTAGATGAAGGAATAAATATACCAGAATGTGATTCAGTATTTATAACACAACCAAGTAATAATATGATAAATATAATACAAAGAATGTGTAGAGCGAATAGAATAATAGAGAATAAGAATAATTGTAATATATATTTATGGTGTAAAGAGAAAAAAGCAGATATAATATTAAATTATATATTTGAGAACACAAATGAATTTATAAAAGATAAAGTATTTATTTACAATACAGAGAAAAAAATAATAGGAAAACATATTATGACAAAATTAATTGAAAATAATATAAATGATAAATTACTAATTTTTAATAATCATAATATTAGTTTTATAACAGATAAATCTAATATCATATGGTTTAAATTAGCTGACATTACAGATATTTTAGAATATAAAAGTAGAAAAGATGTTATTAGAGATATATTAGACAAAAAATATAGAAAACATCTTAGAGATATTGAAACAAATGCTGATATAGATCGAACACAACAAAATACAGTTTATATAAATGAATCAGGTTTATATCAATTGATAATAAGATCTAAACAAAAAATAGCAAAAGGATTTCAAACATGGTTAATTGAAAATACATTTATAAAATAAAAATAATATTATTTTATATTTATTAAATGATTTTGAAAAAGAACGTGATGAACTTTTATCACAATATATAATTAACAATTCTACAGATAATGTAAATATTATTATTTAAACAACATTATTTATAGCTTTTTTAATTCTTGTAAATTTATTATCTTTATAATGTCCATATAATTGTCCTTTCTGTCCATTATGAGTTTTAATAAATACATTTTCATCTTCTAAAATATATGTAATACCTTTAATTTCGATTCCTTTAACTTCAATTTCATAATATTTTTGATTATTTATTTTATCATTATTATCATTTTCTTTATCACTTTCTGTATAACTTTCATCATTATTTTCTTTATCACTTTCTATATAATTTATATCATTATTTTCTTTATTATTTTCTTTATCATTTTCTTCATAATTTATTTTTTTTTGTTCTGTATTTTCTAATAATAATAATATTTTTTGAATATTATTATTTATATTACAAATATTTAATTTAATATTTATAATTTCTTCATCATAATTTCTTCTTGATTTCCTACCTCTTTTTTTAATTATATTATTTTTTAAATAACTATTATCTTCTATTTGATTATCATAATCTGTGTAGTTTTTAATTTCATTTTGTTCTTTTTTTATAATTTTTTCAATTTGGTTATTATTTTCTATTTCATATTCTATATCATTTTCAGTTTCATTATCATATTCTATATCATATTTTTGTTTTCTTTTTATAATTTTTTCTATGTAATTTTTTGTAAAATTTGTTTTTTCCATTATTTCATTGATAGAATTTTTTTCAAGAAACATAGAATAAATTAGTTTTCCAATTCTTGCTCTTATTGCTCCAACTGTTCTTTTATGTTCTAATGCTATTTTATTTATATCAGTTTTTAATTTTAATTTATTTAATAACTGTTTTTCTTCATCATTACTCCATTTTTTAAATCTTTCAGATTCCATTTAAATTATTAAATTTATTTACTTTTAAATAATAATCATATTATTAATTTATTCTATCAAAAAAAATTTGAAATATATATATTTATAATATTAATCATATAATATTATAAATGTCTAAACAAAATAAAAGTCTTTTTTTAATTGAATCTCCAGGAAAGTTAAAAAAAATTAGTTCATATTTAGGATCACAATATATTATAAAAGCTTCTTATGGACATATTATGGATTTGGATAAAAGTTGTTTATCTGTTGATATTGAAAATAATTTTACTCCGTCTTATGTAATTAATCCAGACAAAAAAAATATTGTTAAAGATTTAATTAAGACTGCAAAAGAATGTGATGAAATTATTATTGCGGCGGACGGTGATAGAGAGGGAAATTTTATAAGTGATAGTTTAAAGACCGTTCTCAATCTAAAAAAATACAAAAGAGTTATTTTTCATGAAATTACAAAAAAAGCTATATTAACTGCAATTGAAAATTATACACAAATAGATTATAAACAAGTTCATGCACAACAGTGTCGAAGAATATTAGATAGACTATGTGGATATTTAGTATCTCCACTGTTAAAATTTATGGAAAATCTTGGTTTAGATATAAATATTAAAAAACTATCTATGGGACGAGTTCAATCTGTTATTACTAAAATAATTGTTAATCGAGAAATTGAAATTGAAAAATTTCTAAATTCATCTAAATCATCTTTTTATGAATCTAAAGGATGTTTTAAATTAACATCTGATAAAGAATTTAATCTAAATACAGTTTTATATAATACTAAACCTCATAAAAAGTTCGAATTAATAAAAGAATCTGATGATACTTTTGAACAAGTTTTAGATATTATGAATAAATTAAAAGATTGTGAGTGGAAAATAATTGATATTAAAAAGAAAACATCTATACGTAATCCAACTAGTCCATTCATAACATCTACATTACAAAGAGAATCTTCAACTAAATTACATTGGAGTATTAAAAAAACTATGGAAGTCGCTCAAAAATTGTATGAAGATGGTAAAATTACATATATGCGGTCTGATAGTACATTTATGTCAGAATCGGCTCATGCAAATATTAAAGATTATGTAAATGAAAATTTTGGAAAAGAATATTATAGTTATAAACAATATAAAACTAAATCTGAAACATCTCAAGAAGGTCATGAATCAATTCGCGTCATTGATTGTTCCGTCCTATTTGTCGAAGATAATCCCGATAAAGACAAACTTTATAAATTAATCTGGAAAAAAACTATTTCTTCACAAATGAGTCCAGCAAAAATAGAATCTACTCAAATAACTCTAGCTCCTTATTTAAATAATAAATTAATTAAAGATTATGTTATGATAGGTTCTATTTCAAGAATTGTTTTTGATGGTTATTTAAGATTATATCGAGATTTAGAAGATGAAGAAAATCTTCTAGAAGTTAAAATTGATGAAAATGCTGATATTTCTGTTGAACCTATATTTATTAAAATGAAAGAATCTTTAACATCTCCCCCATCTAGATATAATGAGTCTTCTCTAGTTGAAACTTTAGAAAAAAATTCCATTGCCCGACCGAGTACATATGCAACAATGATTTCTAAAGTTCAAGAGAAAGATTATGTTCGACAACAAAATGTTGAAGGTATTGAAAAATCATTAAAAGAAATAATTTATGAGAAAGAATCTGATAAATTATCTATAAAAGATGTTAAAATGTTTTTAGGTAAAGAGAATAATCGTCTTGTTCCAACTAATTTAGGTAAAAAGATAACAGATTTTTTAAATATTAATTTTCCTCAATTAATGGATATCAAATTTACAGCTAATTTAGAACAAGATTTAGATGAAATATCTAATGGTAAAAAAGATTGGATTGATGTTCTTAGAGCATTTTATGAGATATTAGATTCACAAATTAAAAACTTTTTAAAAACAGCAAGCCCTCAAACTAAAAATTTAAAATCTTGCACTAATAATGAATTAATCGGATTACATCCAGAAACTAATCAAAACATTATCTATACTAAAACTAAATATGGATTTGCTTTAAAAATGTTTAATCAAGAAGAAAATAAAGATATTTGGATAAGTGTTAAGACTAAACCTAAATTAGAAGATGCAATAGAGCTATTTAAGAAAAAAGAAGAAGCACCAGAAACGAAATCAACATTAATAAAGAAAGTAAATAAATATGAGATAAAAGAAGGACCATATGGACCATATATTCAAGTTAAAGTTGGTAAGAGTATTAAATTTTTCAAGATATATGGAACAAAAAAACCTGATGAATTAACATTAGAAGATTGTAAGAAATTATGTATTAAAAAAGATTATAAGAAAAAAGAAGAAAATAAAATAGATGATAAAAAAGTAGAAAATAAAATAGATGATAAAAAAGTTAAAGTAAATAATAAAATAGATAATAAAGTTTCTAAAAAAGTTTCTAAAAAAGTTTCTAAAAAAGTTTCTAAAAAAGTTTAAATTATTTTTATCTGTTGAGCATAAATATTATATAATATAATAAAATTAATTAATTTAGTTTCTATTTAATAATAAATATTTTATTTTATATTTTAAATATTTTTTATAAAAATCTGGTTCATCTCTACATTCAAATAATTCAAAATAATTTGTAGAATCAATTCGTATATATTTTTGTTGTAATTCTTCATTAATAGATAAATATATAGAACTATGAATACTATGATTTATAATACTATTATCTATATTATCAAATAATTTATCTTTATAATATGAAATATATCGCTCCATAATAATATTTATATTCATCTCTAAATTATCATCTGGATATCCACAATGTGTTTTATTTAATCTATATTCACCTGACACTACTGTCCAATCACAAAATATATTTGTTAATTTATACATATTTATTAACTCAAATCTAGCATAATCAATAGAATTAGTTAAATCTGAATTTGAAATAATTTTAAACAAGTTATTAAAATTTAATTCACCAATAACATTTCTTATATTATTTCTATGAAAATAAATATTATTTATTAAAACATATCCATCTTTATTATTATAATGATTACAAGTACCAGTATTTTCACATAAGCTACCTCTACCATTAATAAATTTATTAATATCACTAAAATTATTTGAATAATTTCTATCATGATCATATAATAAAACTTTATATTTTTTCATTTTTGTAATACCTAAAAAAGTATATTCATATAGATATGGTGTATCTATTTTTTCTACAAATATATTATTAAAATGTAGATCATTATGCATTATCATTATCATATAATAAAACTTTATATTTTTTCATTTTTGTAATACCTAAAAAAGTATATTCATATAGATATGGTGTATCTATTTTTTCTACAAATATATTATTAAAATGTAGATCATTATGCATTATCATTAGATAATTTCTCATAACTATTGTTGAATATAATAATTCAAAAAAAATTTCTATATATTCATTATAAACAGATTGTTTTAACTTTTCTATAGAGTCTGTAAACTCGACAGAGTCTATAGACTCTGTAGACTCTGTAGACTCTGTAGACTCTGCAATTGATATATGTACAGAAAATTTTTTATACATTGAATTTATTTCATCATTTAATGTTATCATTTTTGTATCTAATAGTAAAAAACCACTAAAAAAAAGTTTCTCTATTCTTATTTTTATTCTATCATTTAAACAAAATGAGTGTGAAAAATTATCTTTTATAAATTTTATAAATGAACATCTTATTTTATGATCTTCAATGATCTTCAATATTATTAAATAATATTATTTTTTCATAATCATGTATAGAACCTATCATATGGTTTGAAATTTCTATTTTTTCTTTTATATATTTATAAATTTGTTGTTCATAAATAACACCATTAAAATCTATATCATTTACTAGTTTTACATCATAATTATCCTTATTATAATTATCCTTGTGAATATAAAATTTTCCATATACTACTTCATTAAAAATTCCTTTTACATTAATTGATTGACTAGATGTTGATTTTTCTTTAATTTCAGTTATTATAAAACGAGGACTATTATTACTAGATGTTGATTTTTTTTTAATTTTAGGTATAAAATAAGGACCATCGTTATCTTTAATATCTATATATATATTATATATAAATTAATACTTAAAAATATTATTTAATCTAAATATTTATATTTATGCAATGATTGAATAATACTTGTATTTAGTGTTTGAATATAATTATTAATGTTTTTTTTACTTGTATAGTATTAATAAAATTAATAATAAAATCAAGGTAGACAAAGTATTAAAATTTTAAGGTGATATTATTCCCGATTGAATTTTTTTTTTATTTAATTTTTTAATATAAAAATTAATTTTTATTATTGATACAGTATTAATAAAGTTAGAAATAAATTCAGAATTTACAATTTCGCAAGATTTATCTATTAACTTCCAAGAAAAATTAGAATGAGTAATTAAAATCCTTAATAATTCTATTCTTTGATATTCATTTTCAATACTATCAAAATCTAAAGTTTGAACGATATTATTAGATTGGAAAGTTATATTTTCTATTGTTGAATTAATTTCTGTTAATTTATTTATAATTATATTTTGAATCATTTTTATTTTATTTATTAAATTATACTTATCTATTGTATTTTGTAATGTATTTATATCTTTAGAATAAAAATCTTGTATAACAATATTAAATGATTGTCCAAATGATTGTAATATTATTAAATATTCTAATTTTGTTTTAAAATTTATAATATCTCTATCATTACTTGATTCAGAAATATCTAAATTATAACCCGGTAATTTACTATAATTGTCAAAAATATATTCTAAATTACTATATTTTTGATATTTAATTTCACATATTTTTATGTGTATATCTTTATAATCTTCAATATTCAAAGTAAAACCATACTTTTGTTTTATAGCAGCTAAATCTAATAATAAATCATAATTATCATTTATATCATATATATATTTTAGATCATTTCTAAATAAATCTATTATTTTTTCTTCTGTTATATCTTGATCAAAAATTAATTTATAATTTTCACTAATATTATCAATAAATTCTAATTTATCCAATGTTGATGCTATTTTTTCTAAATCAAATTGTTCAATTATATCGTCATTTAATTCGGATAATAAATAGGTATTTCTTGATGTATTAGTTTTTACTCGGTCTATAAATTGTCTTTTATTATTTTCATCATATGCTAACATTTGAATATCCGATAGTTCTATTTCAGTATTTGAATCTTCAGTACCCCCTATAATTGTTTTATAATTATTTTTTAAATTTAAATATTTGTTTTTTAAATTTAAATATTTATTTTCCATATATATATATATATATGAAAATATATATATATGAAAATATTTTATTTTTCAAATAATACTTTTTTATAAATTTGTTATACCAATTATTTTAAAAATATGGTTATTAATAATATATGTTTTTAAAGATAGAAAGAAAATTCAGGATAAAAAAAGTATTAAAATTTTATTATTAGAAATATTTTGAACGTGATTTGAAAAAATAGATGTATCGTAAATATTTCTTTAATTGTATATTATTTGTAAGTTGAATCAACAAAAAATTTATTCATATTATTATTTATTATTGATATATATTTTGTAATATAATTAGAACTAGTTATATTAGATATATCTTATAAAAAACAAAAATTTGAAAAATAAATATTATAATAATAAATAATAAATAATTAATATTATTATGGAAAATATAGATAATAAATTGTTAGAATATTGTCGAGATTTAGATTTAGATAATATTGAAATTATATTACAAAATAAATTAGTAAATGTAAATTGTAATGATAGTAATGGTATGACTCCATTATTAATCACATTATCACAACCTGATATAATAGACTATATTATTCCAATTTCATTTGATGATAAAATAAAAATTATAGAATTATTATTAGTAAAAGGTGCAGATCCAAATGATAAATTACCAATATTTTATGCATTAGAAAATCCAAAAATAGTAAAATTATTATTAGATTATGGAGCTGATGATCAAATACCACTTCATAATAAAATACCAATTGATATTGCATTAAAAAATCTTGATTTTAATTTAATTAAAATATTAATAAATAGAGAAACGATAAATGAAAATATTATAATAAAAATTTTAAAAAAAATTAAAAAATTAGATGATGAAAATTATTGTGAAATATTATTTATTTTGTTATTAAAACATTATGAAACTAATTTAATTGTAAAAACAAAAATAAATGATTTTTTATATTTTAATAAAATATCACGTAATAATATTGAAAAAAAAAAATATATACTATTACTAAAATTATTTGTTAAAAATATTGATTTTTATAATTATTTATTAAATATAAATTTTAATGAAGGATATGTAAGATATATGATCTTAGAATCTTTAGATCATTATGATCCTGAAATTATTTTAGGAAAAAAATATTCAGAATTAGAATTATATAAAAATAAATTAATATTATTAATTGGGAAAAAAATAATTATATCATCTGAAAAATTTGAATTAATAAAAAAAATAAATCATCGTTATATTGAAATTATAAAGCAAAAATAAAAAAAAATAGTATATTAATATATATATATGGAAAAAAAATATCTAAATTTAAAAAAAAAATATTTAGATTTATTATTTGATAATTTTATTGGAGGTTCAATTTCTCCTGAAAGTAATGAAGCTAAATTGTTACGATTATGTGAGAATATTTATGTAAATTCAGAAGAAATATATGATATGTTAAAAACTCAAACAGTTGATGTTAATTGTAAAAATAATAATGATATGACTCCATTATTATTAATATTAACAGAAATAGAAAGTGAAGATTTATTAACTCCTGTTATTGATAAAATAGAAATTGTTAAATTATTATTAGATAAAGGATCATCTATTGATGATCCAAGATTATTATTTTATGCATTATCAAATAATGATATAGTAGAATTATTATTAAAAAGTGGTGTCCCAGATAATATAAAATTAGATGAAAAACTTCCAATAAATATTGCATTAGAAAAAAAAAATTATACTTTGATTGAAAAATTAATTCAATATGGAACAAAAGATAATAAAATTATTAAAGAGATAATGCGTAAAATTATCAATGACCCTAATAATGAGTATGATTATGAACAATTATTTAAATATTTAATGGATAATTATAATAGTTTTAATACAGGCAACCAGGATTTTATAAAAAATATTATTCATAAGAATAAAAAAACATCATCTATTAGATATAATATGTTGTTAACAATATTTGTTAAAAAAATTGAGATTATGGATTATTTACCTTCAATAGTTCATGATATAGAGTTTGCACTACTAATTATAAAAGTATATTTAGAAAATTGTGATGTTTTAAACCAAGAATTAAAAAATAGATTATTAACGATATCTACTAAATCAAATTATGTTAGAGAAGTAAATAGAATTTGGAATAGTATAGAAATTGAACGAGAAAATGAACAAAAAAACTTATAAATGAATTAATAAAATTAAATAATTATACTTGTAATTAGAATAGAGATTAAACAAATTAATAAAATTAAATATTATATTATATAATATTATATAATATAAATGTATAATATTATATTTTTAATTTTACTAATATGTTTAATATGTTATTATATTTATAATCATTATCATAAAAATGAACTATTTACTGAAACAAATGTAGATAATATCTTTAATATTTATGATAATTTTATAACAGATGAAGAATGTGAAATATTAATTAAATTAGCTGAAGGGAAATTTAAAAAATCTACTATAATATCTCAACATGATAATATTGTAGATACAAATGTAAGAACATCATCCTCAACATATTTTAAACATGATGATAATTATATTATTGAAAAAATAGAAAATAATATTTCTAGATTATTAAATATTAATAAAAATCATATGGAACCTATACAAATACAAAAATATGAAAAAGGAGAACAATATAAATTACATTATGATTTTTTTAATAAAGAATCTGAACAATATAAAAATCAAAGAGTAAATACTATTATAATTTATTTAAATGATTTAAATGAAGAAGATGGGGGTGCTACAACATTTCCATATTTAAATAAAAAATTTCAACCATCAAAAGGTAGAGCATTAGAATGGAATAATATAAATTATGATGGAAATGGAAATACTTTATTATTACATGCGGGAGAACCTATATTAACAGATAAAATTAAATATATATTAACAATTTGGACACGCCTTAATCCATATTAATTAATATAAGAACATTCTTTACTAATTTTTTCATTATTATTAATATTAATAATATTTAATATTTTTTCTTGATTTACTAATATATTATTAATATCTTTTTTTAGTTTATTTAGATCATTAAATATTTTATTAAAATTATTATTATTTGTTTCAATTTCAATAATATGTAATTTTTTTGAAATTAAATTAATATCATTATCAACATTATCAAAAGTTCTTTTTTTATTTGACATTTATTTAAATTATATTAATTTTTTTAAATATAAAATATTATAAACTAAAATAATATTAATAAAATATTTTTCTATAATATATTAATGAGGAGTTTAAATTTAATAATACCATTTTTACAATCAAATAAAAGTATATTAATTATATATTTATTTTTTTCTATATTATCATATCCATTAGAATCAATTATTATTCCAAATATTTTAGGTTCATTTTTTTCAAAAATTAAAAATAATTCAGAAATTGGAGATTATCAATTATTTTTTTTAAAAGCTATATTTTTTATGTTAATAATTAATATTTCTTATTCAGCTTTAAATTATTTAGATTCTATCATTATTCCTACATTTAATGAATATATTATTAATTATATTTTTAAAAGAATTTTATTAAATTATAAAAATTATTATTCAGATATAGAATTAGGAAGATTAATTGCTAGATTAAATTCTATTCCAAGTATTATTCGAGAATTAACAACAGACTTATTTAGTTGGTTATTTCCAAGATTTATTTCAATTATAGTAATTAATATTTATTTTTTATTAATTGATCCAATACTAGGATTAATTTCAATTAGTTTATTAATTATAATTATTATATATAATTTATATAATATAATAAAATCAATAAGTATTTCAGAAAAAAGATATATTGAATATGAAAATCGTGCAGAAGAAATTCAAGATAAATTATCTAATTTATTTTCAATTTATGCGGCTGCAAATACTGATAAAGAAATAGATGACTTTAAAAAAACAAATGGAGAGTATCGTAAATCATATTCACAATCATTTTTAATATCATCAAAACTTAAATATATGAATCATGTTTTTCAATGTATATTATTTATTACGTTAAATGGATATATTATATATTTATTAATCAATAAAAAAATAACATTTGATAAACTAATATCTCTAAATATGATTATATCATATTATTTACCATGTATATCAACAATTATAACATCATTGCCAGATTATACTTTACATATAGGTGCATTAACAGCATTGCAAGATTTTTTTAAATTATTAGAAAATACTGAAAATAAAAAACCTAATATTAAAATAAATATAGGTAATATATCTATAAAAAATTTAATTTTTAAATATAATGATAAATTATTATTTGATAATTTAAATTTAGAAATTAAAGCTGGAGAAAAAATAGCTATTATTGGAGAATCTGGTAATGGTAAGTCTTCATTAATTAAATTAATAATGGGTTATTTTCCATCATCTGGTATTAAAATCGATGAACAAGATATAAATGAGTATGATTTAGATAATTTAAGATCTCAAATAACATATATAAATCAAAATAATAAATTATTTAATAATACAGTTTATTATAATATACAATATGGTAATAATTTAACAAAAGAATATATTGATAAATTATATGATAAATTTAAATTAGATGGTTTATTCTCAAATTTAGAAAATAAATTTGAAACAAATGTCGGTGTTAATGGAGATAAATTATCTGGAGGACAAAAACAACTTGTTCATATTTTAAGAGCTTTTGGTAAAAAATCTAAAATTTATATATTAGATGAACCAACATCATCAATCGATCCAAAAAATATTGAAATTGTATTAAAAATATTAACAGAATTAATTAACGACTCTACTTTAATTTTAATAACACATGATATGAATAATTTAAAAATAGTAAATAGAATAATTAAATTACAAAATGGTAAAATTATAAGTGATCAAAATAAAATTTAATTATTAATTTTTAACATTAAATTTATATATTTAATATAATCATTATTTATATATTTATCAACATTTTCAATATTATTATCATCTATAAATTTAATAATTTTATTAATATATTTATTAAATTTATCTAAAATTAGTATTTGATTATCTAATATATAAATTGGATCTTCTGTATCTGGAAATGATTTTTTAGAAATATTATAATATTCTATTTGTTGTCCAGTTATTCTAGAATCATCTAATAATTTATCAATTAAATCAAAATTATTATTTTGTATTTTCTTATTTTTTTTACCCATATTATTTATATTATATAAATAATTATTTATATATATTTATTTAATTAAATTATTTAATTGTATATAACAATATTCTTTTTCTTCATATAATTTAGAATATTTATCAAATAATTTAATATATTCAGGAGTATCTTTTATATTTTTAATAGGTAACCAAAAATATGTAAAAATATAAATAAATCCTACTAATAATATAAATTGCATAATATTTAATTCAATATGTTTCATATTAATTTATATTTAGATAAATATTTAGTCAAATATATATATATATATCTTTGACTAAATATTTATCTTAATAAAATATAATACACCCAAAAAAATCGGTTTTGTGCCATTTAAATTTAAACCTATTAAGACATTTTAATAAAATGTCTTAATAAATTGAAATAATTAAATAAAAATTTATATATATATATATATATATTATATAATGTATGATATATTTATTATTTTAACTGTTTTAAAATTATTTAAAAATACAAATTTATCAAATAGAGCAATATCAATAATTACTAAAATTAGTAGACAAACAATTAATAGATGGAAAAATACATTTTATAATGATTTTATTTTATTAATTAAACATATTTATTCTCAAAAAACATTAAATAATATTTGTATAAAAAAAGAAGAAAATATAAATAAATTTTATAAAAATATAAACATTTCTACTTATTTTGATGAAATAGTTAAAAAAAATCCATTTTATACTAGAAAACAATATGCTTCTTTAATTTCAGAAAAATTTAATGGAGCACGGGAATTAAGAAAATAGATTACTAATAGATTAAAAATAAATAATATTAGTAATTAATAAAGTTCATATTTTTTGTATTTTTTTATTATTTTATTTATAAATTCTATTTATAAATAA